AGCTACATATGAACAATTAAATCCTGCTACATTATCTTTATCTAAGGCAGGACCTGCAGTCATCAGTGCTCTCATTGAAGGCATAACTTTTAATGTAGTGATAGCATCAATCCATCTATCTCTTTCCTTCTTGTCTAATTTTTTATTTGTTAGTTTCTCATAACGTCCTTGCATATAACTAACATATCGTTCAACAGTTTCACTCCACGTTTCTCTTCTGTTTTCTTTTTCAATCCATCTCGCATAACGAGAGATAGCAATATAGTTTTGGTATTCAGTTGGTAACATAGTTTATTTCCCCTTTCTATTTTTAAGTTTAATTCTATCATAACTATCCTTATGAGTCAACAAAGCATTAATATGATTCCTCACAAAGTTAGTTCTTTTAGATGTTAGTATTTCCATAGCGACTCTTCTCATATAGTTTGGTTCAATATCTGCGAGTTCACATATGTATTCAAAGTCTTCCTTTCGTTTACCACTGTTGGTAGTAAACCAAAGTATAGACTCACGTTTATACTTATGACTTTCCAAGTCTTGAGTATCTTTTTGAGTAGCATCAAGTAGTGCTTGTAAAATAACTGCAAGGAATAATGTCCTCTCAGCACTTGTTGAGCTGATAATATTTTGTTCAACTGTACGAAAAAAATTATCATGTTGTTTCATTATACCATTGTTTAGGAATGCCATCACTTATCTTGCAGTATTCAAAGTTATGTTTATCACACCACTTTGCGTAAGTCATAGTACCACCTTTGTTTAGTTTTTTATTAGGATTATCAAAAGCAAATCTAATTATAATACTAGGATTAGACTTTCTAAAAAACAAATGTTTCTTTCTCATCTCTATAGTTAATCTACCTTTAACTTCTATATAAGAACCATTAGGTAATAAGAAGTCAGGACAATAAGTTTTATTTTCAAACCATTCATAACTATATTTATTAGGTTCATATTTAACTTTAATCTTTTTATCTTTAAAAAATTTATAAACCTTTTCTTCTGAACCACTTCTAAACTTCATTTAATATTCCTCATATGAAAATAGTTTCGTACATGTAAACATGTAAAAACAACACACATAATTAACATATAATAACTGTCAGATAATACTGACCATGTAATCCATATTATATTTGAAACCATACCATATAAGGGTGCATAGTTATCTTTGTTACCATACACCCATACAGTAATCACTGCACTAATTGCAGCTAGTAATTCAAACAAACTAACCAATGTCATTTAATTCTACCTCAATTACATCAGGTTTTTTTGCAACTTGTGTTAAGTATCTTGGTCCATTCGCATAGATAAATTTTCTAAGTCCTTTCCCATTATTAGCATCCTGCCAACAATTAACTTTATAAGCACAGTAGGAACAGCCAACATCAAGTTTACGATTACCACTAGCACCATCTGCAATATCGTCATAACACTTGCTAGGAACTGTATCACTTGCGACAACATTTTTAAGATGTAAGACCCTATCTTTCGCATTTATCATCTCCATATCATGGACAGACATTAAACATATACGTCCACTCTGTTTATCAATAGCAAGAAAAGCACCACCTTTTTTATTTTGTGCATCAGCATAAGCTGACAACTGTGCAATGTAACCAAAGGGGTCATCTTTTAATAGTGAACGATTAGAAAACTTTTTAAATGAATAAGCACTAGCTGATTTACAATCAGTAACAACACCATCAATCTCACAATCCTGATGTCCTAATACTCCTTCAATCTCTAATTCTTTTTGTTCATTCTTAACTTCATGTCCTGCAGTCTTAGCTAATAATAAAAGTAACTCTTCAAGTATATGACCATAAGTAAATTTTATCTTCGCCCATGCAGGTAACTTTTCTTTTGTTATATCTCGTGACTGATACCACACCTGTCTGTCAGGTTTACCAATCTGAGACATTCTTAAATTATTATTCTCAGAACGTGTGTTGAATAATTGTAATACACCTTCCTTCACTCTTTCAGCAAACAACTCCATATCTTTTTCACTAGGTTGTGTGCCATCAGTAATAGTCTGGTACATATCTTCAACTAAAGTATCAATATTTTTCATAGAAAAAAATAGGGGTGAGTTATTAACTACACCCCCATCTCCTTTTAAAAGTTAAGGTTAAGCAGGTACTTCTGCAAACTCTGAAGTTGAATTATCTGCACTAGATGCAGAAGGAATCTCTTCAAATTCACTCGCAGTTGAACTACCACCTTCATAGGCAACTAGGTTTACAACCTGAATAGCTTGTAAGTCAGCACTCTTACCACTTCTACCAGTTGGTTTATGAGTCCACTCGTAAGTTTTAAATAAAACATTTACATCTGAACCATTACCAATCAAAGTATTTTGAAGTGGACGTTTCATACCATCCATTACATCAGGTGCTTTGTTAGGACTACCATCTTTTCTTTTAGCTTTTCTTTTGATGGTAACAAAGTCTCCTCTATCGTCACCTTTGTTTTTAATAGATAGACCTTCAGCTTCAGCTTTCTTTTTATTATCAGCATCAACTGCTAAGTCTACAGAATAGACACCATCTTCATCAAACGTAGTGTTTGGTGATACGACTGATGCCCAGTAGGCTTTACCATTTAATATTGGCATAAGTTTACTCCTTCTTTAAGGTTATTATATTTTCGTATTAACTACGAATATCTCAGTGTATAATTATAAGGTATAACAATACACAAGTCAACACTAATTAAAAATAAATTTAAAACTAGTGTGTTTCTGCCCAACTCAGACCAGTCTTATACTCTGCATCTAGTGGACAATTAAGGTTGAGTTGTTCAGTTGTTTCTTTAATTGCCAACTTCACAATCTCTCCCATACTTTGTATGTCATTCTTGTTTACTTCAAACTGGTACTCGTCATGTATTGAAGCTACAAGTTTAACATCCAAACCTTTTGTGCGTACATGTTTAATCATGTTACGCAACCATACTTTACAAGCGATAGCACCTGCACCTTGTATGATTGTATTAACTGCTTTATGTGGTGACCTAACATTAAAGAGTCTACCATCTAAACCTTTTACTTTACCTGACTGAGCAGCTTCTTCTACTTGACTTCTAAAAGATTTTAGTCGTGGTAACTCAGATAAAAATTTATCTATAAGTTGTTTACCAACTGCCATATCTTTTGAGCCAACTATTTGTGCAATCTTTTTTGCACCTGCTCCAAACAGAAAAGCATATATAAAAGTTTTAGCTTGGTCTCTATCTGATAGTCCTGCCATGTTCATATTCTTTGTGTGAATATCACCATTCAATATCTCATGTGTATACTCAGATGTGTTAATGTAATGTGCTAACATTCTTAACTCTAGTCCTGAAGCATCAGTACCAAAGATAACATGAGTATCTGGCTTATCAGTTGTCCATACTTCTCTACACTCTTTACCATAAGGTGAATATGTAGCAGGTATCTGAGCCATATTTGGCGAGTGATGACTCATTCTACCTGATACACAACGCAAAGTAAGGACACGACCATGCACTCTTCCAGTGGTTTGATTAACAACATCAAGCCAAGAAGAGATTTGAGACGTTCTCTTTTTTAATAATAAATATTTAGCTATTAATTTAGCTTCAGCTATGTTATCTATCTTTGACAACACACTCTCATCTACAATAGGTGAACCTTTATCAGTAAACTTATTTGGTTTCCAACCTAACTTCATAAGTCGTTCAGCTATTTGTTTACGAGACGCAAGATTAAATTCTTGATAACTAACTTTAGTAAAAGGTACACCCTTTACATACCCACGAGATTTATTATTTACTTTAGGTATGAACTCTTCCTCAATCTTTAATGGTGGAAAAGTTTTGTGTACTTCTTTTTCTAACTGTTCAGCTTTATCTTCAAGCATTGCATGAAGACCACTAGCTTTCTGTTGGTCTAAATAAAATCCAGTGTCTTCTTGTTTAGAAACAATGGAACGTATATCATGTTCAAGTCTCAAAGAATAATCTGAGAATCTTTTACCTTCAAGTTTTAAATGATTATAAACTTTATGTGTAAGTTCAACATCACGTCTACAATAAGTAAGCATCTCTTCACTAAACTCAGAGAAGTTATTGAACTCAAGTTTATTAAATCCAAATCGTTTACCCCAGGAATCTAATGAGTGACCATTCTCACGTTCAGGATTGTATAGCTGAGACATAATTAAAGTATCTTCAATCTGTCCTATAGTAATCTTTGTACCTGCCAATCTATTTAGAACTGGTGCGTCAAAAGAAATACCATTGTGCATAATAATTTTATCTGCATGTTTGTTTATAAATGCAGGAAACTTATCATAACAATCTTTACCAACGAAAGCATAGTTCTCATTTGTCTCCATGTTTCTAGCTACAATACAATGTATCTTTGTTGCATCTAGTGAATCTGTTTCTATGTCAACTACTAAATTCATTATATACTAATATACTCCTTTATTGTTTTTAAATCAAATAGTTTTTGCAAACTAATTAAATACATTCTTGATGCGTTATGGTCACCACCATTTACAGATACCTTTCTGTCTAAAGAGTCCAGTATCTTTTTTAGGTTCTCAGTTTTAAATACTAACGTGGCATAAACATCTTCACCTACACATAGATTATGAAACCAATAGTCAGCTTCAGTTGCATTGATACCTGAAGGTTTACCATAACATTCATATTCAATAGCTATGTTACCAGTTCTTTTCCAAACATCACGTTCAGATTTAACTTCAATCTTTTTATCTTGAAGCATATCTTGAATCATATCTTCTCTAACTTTTCCATAAGCTAAATCAATATCAAACTTCTTTCTGTCTTTACTCTTGGGTTTCAAACTCATCTGCGTTCTCCTTAAAAGGGTTATCTATTTCAGTCATTCTACCATTCTCAGTAGAGTAAAGTAAGTAAGAACCAACTCCAGTAGTTCCTGCATACCTATTTTTAAGTACACGAATAGTTGAAGTATTCTTTGCAATCTCATCATCATCTTGTTGGTTTCTTTCCATACCAATCACTGCGTCAGATAACTGTGCGATTGAATGTGAACCACGCAAGTGTGATAATGAAACTTGCTTTCCTTCTTCGTGTCCTTTATCATTATCAAGTCTTCGTAAGTGACAAGCTAACAACATACCTATCTTAGACTCATGACATAAGCTACGAAGTTTAGTCATAAGAATATCAATAGCTTTTCTTTCATTACCATCATCTCTGCCTGATATAATTAAACTTAGATGGTCAACGAATACCCACTTACAATCACAACCTTTAGCCATGTAACGAATACGATTGATAACATCATCATCATCCATAGAACCAAAGTGGTCAAACAAAACTAAACGTCTATCACCTCTGAGTTCTTCAGACCATTTCTTTAATTCAGATGGCTCTTGTTTCTTCCACTCTTCAGGTTTATGTAGTTCTTTGTTTGCATGTATACCTACCAAACCTCTGAATGTTCTTTTCTTTTCTTCTTCTAAAAACAAAAGACCAATCTTATCTTCAGTAGTTTTCCATATATGATATACAAGTTCACGAAGTAAACTTGACTTACCCATACCAGTACCTGATGTAAGTGTAACCAATTCACCAACACGCATACCATATAATTTATTATTCAATCCTTGAAAAGGATAAGGCACAGAGTCAACCTCTTCTTCAACCCATAGGTCATCAACAATATCATCATACGTTACAATACCTGCAGGTGTATAAGGTTTAGCATCCCACCAAGTACGAGTAAACTGTTCACGTTTACCTGCCTTTAAATATTCGTTAGCATCTTTTAATTCAAGATTAACTATCTTACATTTATTAGGTGGAAATATCTCTGATACTTTATTAGCAGTTTCTCTACCAATACTATCGCTATCAAAACATATCACAATATTCTCAAAGCTATTTAAGTATTCAAAGTTTTGTTTACAATCTCTGACTGCTGAAGCTACACCATTCTTAATAGACACAGTAGCATAACGACTACCAGTCATTTGAAAGACTGCCATAGCATCACACTCACCTTCAGTAATTGTAATGTACTTCTGTCCACTTGTGAATAAGTGTTGTCCAAACAATTCAGACTCAGCAAAGTTACCTTGTGTCGTAAACACTTTAGGTAATGCTCTAATCTTATTAGCAACGTGCTTACCTTGTGCATTGTAGAATGGATATATATGTTTTGTAACCATACCATTGTTAGCTAACGTGGTTACTCCATACTTACTCGCAGTTTCTTGAGAGATATTTCTATCTTTCAATTCAGTTCTATCTCCAACGTACAAGTCAGAATAACTGTTAGTATTATTTGTAATAGGTGTTACTTCCACTCCTTCTCCTTTCTCAAAGTAGCCACAGTCAGGTGTAAAGCAATGTGCACCATCACTATAACGTGCTAAATTATCTTTACTCCCACATTTAGGACACTGTTCGTGCCCAATAAATTTACTTTCCATCTTCAACATCTAACCCCCTAATGTAGTTTGTTGTTACTATTATCTTTGTCGTATAAAAATTCAAATACTTCATCACCTTCAGTTGGTTCTTCACCCATACCTATAGCTATTAGTTCTTGAGCAGTATCATTTAATGCATTCTGCATTGTAAGAAAACCATAGTAATCTTTTTCAGCTTTGGTTATAGCTGTAATAGTTAATGCTCTTGCCATTAGGTATACAGTTTCAGGTGAATCATATTTAATTATTAACTCCATAATTATTTTATGGATAGCCATAACTACTTCTTCACGTTCTTTGGTTGTTAACTTTTTTAGTTCCACTATCAACTCCTTCCATCATTTCAACAAACCCATTTATATCTTTCAATGGAACTTGTTTAATATTTGTTTCACCACTCATAGTTAATATATTATCTACAAGAGACGTTGGTATTTCTTCGTGTGTTTTAAATTTAGATGTCATCATTTACTCCTTCCTTAAAACCTTCCATTATTATCTGTCTTGATTTTAAGTCCTTATTATGAATTATATTTATAAGTTTGTCAAGATACCATTGTGCTTTCTTTAAATCTTCCAAAGGTTTTCCTTTATAATCATACCTCCAAAGATACTTTATAACATTTGCTTTTAAGTACCCAACAAATTCTTTGTCTGACATTGATGCTTTGATACCATCAATACATTCTATGCCATCTTTATTATAATGTCGTGGGTTGTTTACGTTATCGTATTTTTTCATATGCGTGTCCATATCTTTTGTCCTTTCTTTTATCACCAAATTCTTTTGGTGTATCACATTTAACTGCCTTTATTTTATAAGGTGGTTTTGTTTCTTCATAAATTTTCATTACAGTTTTCTCACAGTTATCATATAACTTAGGTAAAACTTTTTGATGTATCTTATTGTCGTACTCAAACCATACTGTTATTAAAAAATATGTAAACATAATTCTATCCTGTTAAATATAATGTTATCATTAATGTTAATATAAAAAGTGCTATTAATTTATCTTTCATTATCTAATCTCCATTGGCATTGGTACTACACATTTTCTTTCCTGCACTGGTATGTACTTAGGGTCAACTGGTACACCTTTGATAAGTTGTTGTCTTATCAAATGAAACTCCCAACCAATACACATATATCCTGATTGACTTAATTTACTTCTGTCAATATTTCTTATTGCGTATTCTTGTTCAGCTATCATACTGGCATTATCACAGTTAGGTAGTTCTTTAACAAATAATTCTACGTCACCAACTGGTGAAGCAAAAGTTAAATACAATGCAAACATTTCTTTTATCATTTATCTAGTTCCTTTCTTACACACTTCTGTTTATAATACACATTACCCAAGAGTGTGATACTAGGGTTATGTGGGTCAGGTTTTTTCTTGCCAACGTACTCCCATACACAAGTCATAGTCTTGTTATTGTTTGCACGTTGGTGAAAAAAATCAATGTTATCAAGGGTATACAAGTTAATTATAAACCCTACTATTACTGTTTCAATTCCCACTAAAATAATCTCCTATAAAATACAATGTTGTAAATAAAAACATACCCACCATAAATCCAAATAGGATTTGCAATGTAAACCATAATGCTCTGTCAACTTTAGTAGACATAAACAACTTGTGGTAGTGGTGTATAATCTATTCTTCTATCAAGGTGTATGAATGTTCTCGCTACACCTACAGTCCAACCTAAGTCTATTGCTCTCTTAATTAAATCTTTTCTGAAGACTGAATTAGGTATGGCAATATCAACT